CCGGGCGTATATCATTGCATACGTGTTGACTGTGGGATGGAATCCGCCCCCCGCGACGTGGTAACGGTGCGCTTTGTAGATAGCTTTGGCATCAATGTGGTCAGTGAGGGCGAGTGTGTGCTCCACCACGGCACGGAGCACAGGGATATGTTGGACGTCGCGGCGCAGGCCGAGGGCTGTCCCTCGCACCCAGTGTAGTGGTTTCACGTCAGGCTGTCTGCACCAGAACACCTTGCTGAGCAGCCGCCCGGGTTTGGGCCCGAACATAAGCCCCCCTGTGCTTGGCCAGAACAGACCCGAGCAGAATTCCACATCATACAGAGAGCGTAGGCCGACTTCTTCCAGTCGCAGGCCGGACATAGAGATGTCGTGCAATGCGCGGGGCCAACGCGGTTCGTCGCAGGTGCACGTCACGACGTTGGCATCATCACCAGCGGCCCCGTGGCGGTAGTTGTGCACACCGGCCACGCGTAGCGCCTCGTGGAATAACGAGCAGTTGATCCCGGTGTTGCCACACGTGGTGCACCCATCCCCTGACCGGCGGGTGCCGCTCACCTTGTAGGATACGCCGTTTTTGGTATAGCCAACCATGGCGCGAGCTTGCCACTGCAATGCGCGGTCGGTGTAGAAGTCACGGTTGTAATCGCGGAACAGTGCAACCTCAGCCTGAGCCACCTCGTCTTGTAAACAGCCGTCCCACCGTGCAAAATCGATGGAGTGGAACACCAACTGGTGCCCGGGCCGGCAAGTCGGCTTGGGTAGGCTGGTGTAGGCCAAGCAATACTGGTGCCAGTCGGAGAGCTGTTCGACAGTGAGCCCGGGGCAGTATGTGTGTTGTGGCCAATGGTCGCCTGCTCTGGGCCCGAACGCCTTCTTCATCATGTTTCCGAAACTAACGTAGAAGGGGCCGGTACACACCTGATGCTCGGGTGTGCGCCCTTGAATGAGGCGCGGATCGTAGAGGTCGAGCCGGCCGGCGAAGGCCTTGAGCTGGTGCTCGCGCTTCACGAAGGATTTCAGGACAGCGGAGCGCGGCCATGAAGCTCCTCCAGAACGCACGACCTCCCAGCCCTTCGCGAGTTTCAGACGTTCCGAGACTGGAAACCGCTTAAGCCAGGTCTGATGGTTTTGCGGTAGCAAGTATCGCCCGCGCTGGTCGGACAGGAACAGATGGGCGGTGCGTGCGTGATCTAGTTTGCGCCGCCACCACAAGAAGGGACGATCCCAATACCCAGGCACAACTGGTGGCACGATGCATAACGCTCGGTTGCGAATAGCGACTTCCTCGTTGTGTACACAGGCACGGGCCATGACTGGT